CATCAAAGTGTACAATGGGGCCAACATCATGCGTGCAAGTATCAAATTATCAACGGAAGACATGTAAAACAAACGGGTTTTCCCCGCCATAGCTTTTTCTATCTCTCGTGGTTCATCTTTCAACTGAGCTTCGTAAATAAAACCAGCACACTCTTCTTTTTCATAACTCTGCAATGACTCAACAATTTTCTTTTTAAGGAAATGAGTAGGCTCGCGACGATCACCATCAACTTTCGGAAGATGTTTCGCCTTCGGGCCACTAAAACCAAATCCAGAAGCAGTCGCAACATTAACAGACCTAAGAAATGAATCTGTAGGTTCACCATTGATTGCACTATCCAACAAAAGCGGATTCACAGAAGTAACTCCGCGTTTCGCCAACTCGGTAAGTATACGTTTAGTGAACCTAGTAATAACAACATTTAGAATATCATAATCCAAGCAAGGAGGATCCTTGTTCATCTTATTTAATCCTAAGCTGTACATACTAATATATTCACCTTCAGATACAAATGGCCGCATTGGTGGTCGCACAAAAACTTCATCCCTCTTAAATCCAAAGAAAGTATCAAACAAAGTCTTCAAGTACTTAGACAAACGAGTCTGCTTAAGTGAACTTGAATTATTCATCATAACTGGTCCCTGAACTTTCCCGAACTTGCGCAAAATAGCAAAATTCTCGTGAGAAAATGAACTTTTCACAGTTGGTAGAGAAGTCTTAAAAGAAAACCCACTCTCACTGTAAACAGTCATATAGGGAATTAATTCAGTTAGAACAACGCATGCATCTTCAATGTCAGATTTCAACACAGGCTGCGCGTATCGAGTAGCACTGCGTTTGTCACCCTGAGGCACACCCGCGCAATGAATACCCAAAACAGCAACACCGGTATCACCAACTTTACCAACCAACGGCAAACCACAAAGAGGTGCTCTGTAAGCTCTCTCATATGTGTATGCATCAAGTAAGGTAAAATCAGTCGATGTTTTGCTGTCTCGTACAACCAAATTGTGAATCAATTCGGGATTAACATATTGTCCATCAAAAACACCTTCAGTTCTAGTCACAGTTCCTCCATCAATAATGTGAGGAACAATGTTTCTAAAATGTATTTTGTTTCTGCAATTGAACAATAGCAAATCTTCACCAATTTCAACACAATCTTTCAACTCAACGTCGATAGATTGACACTTACCAGATATTTCACCAGAAGAATAAATCTCAACAACACCACGTTCACACAAGCGAAAAGCATGCTTATTAATCAGAGCAAATGACCCCTTCACACCAAAAATGTGTGTAGGTGCCATTGCATCTTCAGTAACAACGCGCACTAGCCTTATATTGCGAGATACAGTGTCATACAATTGCATAGGTTCCCCGTTATGCACGGGAGACTTAGTTGAATTTTCAATTGTGTTCCAATGTTGGTGAACTGAGGTTTTCACTCTCACCTTCGAACGATCACTCGCCATAGCATTCTCAGTTTCATTAATGAAACTATTGAACACTGACTTATGAACGAAATCTGATGATTCGCTTTCAGCTGTAATTTGTATGAAATATTTGTACATACCATATACAATAGCCGAAACACCCAAAGTTGCCAACGCATATTTGCCATATTTACCCCATCGATTGTCCACGTATTTGTTATATTTTTTTTGAAAATATATATAACCAAATCGCTCGGACGCCTTATGAAGATAAGTACGGCTCATATCTTTTACTGAACCAGTCACTTCCTTGCGCATCGCAACCGCTATCCCTACGGGATTTATAGATGCTAATGATACAAAGAAAATTATACCGGATAAAACAGGAAAAGTACATATGAAACAAAAGATGATCAATGAAATAACTGTTCGTCGAAATGTGAATGAAAAAATAACACTTGCTGATGATACGTCCAAGACAAAATCAAACATGGCTAAGAAGATTCCTAAAAGAAAATCCCTCACCATGTACCAATTAATCTTAACATATACAAAGCATTTGTAAAAGAACACCCACGCTACGAAATACAAAACTGCATCTGCACTTTCTGATTCCGCACCGAAAAGAAAATCATGTTCTTCATCTTCGCTCCCCGACACCAAATCGAAATCCTGATCGCTATCATTATAAATAACAGCTCCCGTTCCATCGAAAGTAGGTGCAAGGGGTATAGCCTCATAGTCAGATTCAATATCAGATTTTTCTTCCAATAATTCTTCCTCCACGTTAGCCATAGCGTAAGCAAAATGTCCACGATAAGCATTCTTCAAACCGTTCATCTGATTGTATAGACGAGCTTCCGAGGTCACAATATGCTTGCGCACATCGTTTTCAAGGTAATCGATCATCTCATCAACTGATTCGGTTCTAAGAAGTGTCTTAACTATGGTATCATTGCCAACTGGGACATGCGTGTAGACGTGGAAAATGTACCTGTCGTACATATTTCCACCCGCAAGCCGGGAGGCGTCAGAATCAATAGCAGTACTACCTCTGATTCTAAACTCAGCTTTCACTTTCATATCAACGAAAGTAAATCTTCGTAAAAGAGCTGATTTAGAATACATAAGTTTGTCCGCATGAAGCGACGCATTATTGGTGTCAACGACAACCATGTCAGGAGTAGCAAAAACTTTTCCTTTAAGGTCGAACGCCATATCCACCGGATAAGCCGCCGAATCAATAACTGATTGAACTTCACTCAAGTTTCCGTCCCCCATTTTCATTACCATAGCCCTAGACATATTGCCTAGTTCTGAGTAATGTATAATAGGTTGACTACCTGGTTGATAGTTCTCCCAATATGGACTCGTTTTGACACGGGTGTAAACCATGTCGGAACGATACTCATAACCCTTCACCTTAGCCAATGTGGCATAGATTAAAGGTAAGATCATAGATTTCCCTATTCCAGGGTCGCCTACAACAGCAATTGCGTAAGGTGTAACTCTATCCATGGATTGTAACATTCCACCTATCCTTTCAATCTCTTCCTCGAGTTGAACACGATAAGTTTGGATAGAATCATAACGACTATCCCACGGATTCAGATCACCTACACAATCTTCGTATAAGTCACGAATGTGTTTGATCTTATGGTAGTATTCTTTGTAATCCATAGTGTATTGCCTTGGTAAACCTATCGACAGTCTGCTAGAATATGAAAGAATTTCCTTACTCTGCGTCAAAAACGCGTCGTACATATCTTCTTCATTCCAACATTCCATAAAAGTCTTACCATCAGCTAATCCACTGGAAAAACGATACAAATACACAATGCCATCTATGAGATGAGCAATGATTTGTATAATTGTCATTTTTCCAGGCTTGCCAAGAAAGGCAACCACTTTACTAGCAAAGTCCTTTCCAAAAAGTTTCACAGAAACTAAAGGCAAAAGAACATTACGTAGAGCGACTACGAAATCTGAGCTCATAATAAAATCACTAAGATCTTTAAATGTGCCAGACTCTGTAATCGCATGGATTTCATAATCTTGTTCAGGTTCATCGACTTTCTTTTCTTCGTCCTCCAAATATTCAGCATCATCACCTGTAGGTGAATCTTCTTGTGGGGGATTATAAAAAGTACCGATTAACTCAGCCCATTTAGCCCATGCACCTAATCGCATAGCTCCCTCAATAAATGAGTTAGCATATTGCAAGGTGCACAAGGTAGCATCAGTCTTATTAGTTGCGCGCTGCAATTGCCATATCCACATTGCTGTGGAAAGCATAGCACGCATGCTACTAATAGCCTGTTGAGGCAAAGTATTCTGAACTTGTCGCAAGGATTCTATCATTCGATCGGGAACTCCTTGCTCCTTCATATCAACACACCATTGTTCTCCAAAATCAAAATGAGGCAAGTCGTACTCGCTTCTGGCTTCTGTGTAAGCCTGTCGTTTTTTCCATTTCAGATCCATATAGTATGCTGAGGGCTCTTCAAATTTCGTTTCTGTAAAACGAGATTTTGAAGCCCTCCTATCGGCACGTCGGTCTTGTTGACGTGCCTCCTTCTTCTTTTTCTTCGCAGCAAATTTCAACGCTGCGATAGACGGGTGAAGAAGCCCTTCACGCAAAAGTTCATCTGAAACTTCGCGTGCTGACATGTGCTCAACCAAGTTTAACCTGGGAGCGAGCTTGTTAGCTGTCTGTCTTCCCTTACGGGCGCTTAAGACGTTAGTTGGCATTCCAACGTTCTCTTCAATTTTATTATGTCTCATCATAGTAACGAAATATAAAAAATTGGTTTTGCATCATTTTAACCCACGATGCGTGGAGCAGAAGCCAGTGATCTGCACACTATTCTTCTAATACGATAATACTATCATTCCAATTCTCTCGATCCTTCAATATATAAAACTCATCGTCAACATTTTAATGGTTCCGCCTTCACGAACCAACCATATAGGCATGCTATGTTTCGTTAACATATATCTCTAGTGAAGCCCTGCCAGGGCAATCCAGAAAATCTAAAAATACTTACAGAAATTCTAATGCGTATATCTCCATCACAAAGGTGATGTTGAGATATCATTATCCGCATTTGCTTTGATTAACGCAAGTCACAGGGTAGTGACAAGCGAGGCCGCAGTGCTCTTTAAAAGACACGTTTCTGAACAAAAGTTCAAGCACGGTACCTTACCCGTAGGTTCAGTAATTCAAATCAAATTTGGATATTTTTTCACAAATTATTCCTCTAATCAAGTAGTCGTTAGAAGTTTTGGGGTGTTAATGTGTCGCGTTGTATCAATATAATATATCAACAACAGGACTAAACACCCATAACGGAGCCGAGCTCCAAGCCGCCAGCATAGAAGTAATGCCGGCCGTAATACGTTTCCGAAACGTCTAAATATTCACTTTATTTATTTTTATTTTTGTTTTTACGTGAATAAAAGAAAGGTGGCGTAAGCCAGGGAACCGAAGTTCCCAAAAGGGGCATAAAGCCCCAAAGGAGGTTGATAA